GGACGGGACTCGAACCCGCGACCTCCTGCGTGACAGGCAGGCATTCTAACCAGCTGAACTACCCGACCAAATTCCTCCGGCGTACCCTTTCGGTTACGGAGGCAGATTACGTTGCTTTCGCAAGAGGCTTGATCTGGCCCAAGTGAGTTAAGATAACTCCGGAGTACCCGTCTCGCTCCGATCTTAAGTGCTTACCTGAGTTTTACTGGATCCAGGCACTGTCCCTTTCGGGGGGTGATGAACTCTTGAGTCCTGCAGGGATTGTCGACATCCACCACAGGAGAGAACCGTTATCTTAGCTGACTAAGAAGGATTCGAACCTTAATCTCCCGGCCCTGATTTCAGCTGCTAAGCTTACTTTCCGGGGCCAGTGTGCGCCTTTACACCATAGCCAATCGAACGTTTCGAACCGTTCAGTCTCAGGGTAATTAATCCTAAGATTTGCAGTCAAGGTGGGATTCGAACCCATATTTACCAGTGTCTCCTATAGGCGTCGCACCGCAATTTGACTCTCTCGACCAGATCCAATTTTGTTTATCATCTCGGAGACTGGGAACTCCTGCACGTGTCTTCACCCACGGGGTGGCAGCTTTTCTCCTCGGTATTTTGGGACCGAGTGCCTGTTGAGCGACCATTGGCTACTAATGGTTTGAGACCACGGTAGGAATCGAACCTACTTTTTTGACCACATTAAGGTTTCCAAGTCTAATCACTTACCACGCTGCTTGACCGGTGTCTCGGGTAGTAATATTAAACCTGTAATCAATCCATTTTGTAATTGCTTACATACGTGATCTTAGTTGCAGGGAGGGGAATCGAACCCCTGTCGTTGAGCTTATGAGACTCAGCTGGAACCATCTCCAGTCCACCCTGCTATTTATATTTTTGTTATTCTTTGTTGGCTGTTTTTTTAAATCTAGCTTTCAGAGAATTTGATATTTTTCTTTTAATATCTTCACCACGTTCCCCATACCTTTGCTTTGCTTTTTCAGAAATTTTCTTTTTAGTTGAATCCGAAACAGTTCTTTTTCTGTTTGATTCTGAAATCTTTTTTCTTCCTTCGTCTGTCAATATCCTGTTCTTTGAAAATTCTTTTAGTTTATTTTTGGTTTCTTCTGTGTGTTTTTTACCTTTAAAACCGTTACTTCCCTCTCCACCATCAGTTCCATTAAGAAGACAAAATCCCCAAGTTCTTAGTTGTGATATCCAATAAGATTCAAAAAAAGACCAATCGGATGAATCGACAGTGTCTATTATTTCCAAAATCGGTTTTTGTCCTTCGTCTAAAAGATTTTTTATCCATTTTTCTTTTCTAGTCCTTTTCTTCTTGCATTCTTTAAGATGTATTTTCAATCTTTTGTCAGGATGGTCAGATTTACCGAGATATTTTATCCCGCTCGAATCCGAAAGTGTATAGATGTACGTTTTCATTAAATATATATCTAAAGTGACTTCTGAAACCAGCGAGATGGTAAATAGATATTTTAAAAGTCCAAGGAGGCCTCACCGTTCCTCTATGTGGTTGAGTTGTACTCTACTCTCAAGAGGAGAGACCATCATGTGCCGGCCTATTACTTGTTTACACTATTGGACTTTTTGTTTTCAGTAATTCAAAGATCTTTTGTGTCTGTTAATACGACGCAAAGATAATGTTGTTTCACGAGAGAAAAAAATATATCTAGTTTTTTTTGCCGAGATAGCGGGATTCGAACCCGCGTTACCGACGTGAAAGGCCGACGTCTTAGACCGCATAGACGACAGGAGCATATGGCGGAGAGCAACATATTCGAAATGTACCCAAATTAATGAGCCGATCGCTTAGCAGGCGTCGGGGAATCCCTGTTCCCTTTACTCTCCAGTATACCTTTATCAATTAAAACTTGTTTATTCCAAATCTCCAATGGAGCTGTGAATTGTTCCCATTTTATTCTATCTAAATTGGTAACGTATCCCTTCACTTCAATATACGTTTCAGATTCGATTAAGTAAAAATCTGGACAATATGTTCTTTCCTTTCCTTTTGAATCTAAATAATTGAATCTAATTTTATTTCTCCTCCAGTTGATTTTATTTCTGTCTAAAAATTTACAAACTGCTAATTCCCACGAGCCGTCTACTGAAACCTCTCCAGCAATCTCGCTCAAATATTTTATCTTCTTACATCTACCAGCCCTTGGATTCCACCCATTTTTATATCTTTCGTTAATTGCATTTCTTAGCTTGATCCTTTTTTCTTCCATCTTAACAGGATCTGAAGGATTTCCGTAGTAGATTTTATTTTTTTGTTTATCTCTATAATTTTCGTCCTTCCATATCATCTTTAACTTTGCCCTATGGATTTCCTTTTTAGACATATTCTCAGAATTCTCTATTACATAACTAGAGTTCCTATCTATAGATCTACTTCTTTTAGTACCGTTACCATCACACGATCTTTCATGTGAGGATAAACCGGCTTTTGTTTTAGCTTCTCTGTTACATTTACTACATTTAAACATATGTTATTGTTTTAATTGTATGAAAACATCTTTAACTTGGATCCGACGACCTGAATCAAACCTGTGACCTCATCCCTACTAAGGATGAGCTCTACCATCTGAGCTACGAAGGAATTTGGTGTGAACGGCGGGGCTTGAACCCGCAACCACTAGAACCACAATCTAGTGCTCTACCAATTGAGCTACGTCCACCGTGTTTTGATATATATAAAAATAAGTTATCAGAATGAAAAACATCCAAGAATTCGAAACCTTCCAGATCTCAGAAAGTGAGATTGGTGATGAAACCTCATCTTACGTTCAAGAGGCAATCCAAAAAATACTTCCGATCATTGAGGATTATTGCGATGCAGTCGATGCCGGAGACGGTGATCCGGACAACGCCAGGAATTTGATTAAAGAGAAAATAATAGAGGCCCTACAAAATCTCTAAATACCTGTTTGATCAAACTCTTCCTGTGTTGCTAATCTGAGAGGAACGAATAACGCAAAGCCGTCATCGTCTTCGAAGTGATTGCATTCATCTATACGAAAACCGAATTTGTATCTCCAATATTCGAAGACACCTTTGTCTGCTTTCCATTGTGCAATACTTGCTCTGCGATGTTCACCTAGATAATATTGTCCATCAACCAGATCCTTCTTAGGAATTGCTCCAGCAGCGATGAGCTTTGGGATATAGTATTCTTGATACTCTTTATGATTTACTCGAGGAATAGCTGGTACATCTTCAGGTTTTTCAAACCTTGGTAGATTCTCCCAATACTCCTTGATTCGCCTCTCCCTTTCCTCTTTTTCTGCCAGCCTTTTTACTTCAATCTGAGCTTTCAAAGCTTCTAGTTTTTCTTTTTCCATGACTTTTGGTTTTAATTGAGATTCCGGTGAGAGTCGAACTCACTAATATAGGATTTGCAGTCCTATCCCTCTAACCACGAAGAGGATCAGAATCTTTTAATTTGGAGTAAAAGTCGTTTCCGTATTTACCCCTTATTTCTTTAAGAATAGATTTCATTTTTTCTTTGTCATAAATTTCCAAGACATGTTCGAAAGTGGCTAGTTTTAAATAAAAATTGGGTTCATAACCCTTGACCTCGTAATATTTGTTTTCTACTACTGTATCTAAAAAATCCGGAATGTATTTTCTTTTATCCCCATTTTCGTCTAAATAATCAAATTCTTTCCAGTTTCTTTTTATTTTTATGTTGTTATCTTTGCAGTATGCCATAAATGCCAATTCCCAGGAAGACATAAAAAATTCTCCTTTATAATAACCTTTCTTGCCAATTCCTGTTTTATCTATAGAGTTTTTCCAATTAGTGTTACCCTTCATCAATTCTGAAATTTTATTTTTCGTTTCTTCTGTATGGTTTTTAGGGATTTGATTATTATTTACACCTTTCCTGATTTTATCTTTTATTTCTAAAGATTTTTCAATTCCGTATACGTCTTCGAATTTTTTACCACTTAACCAGTCACGTCCTCTTTTTGGTCTTTCCCTTCTTGGTCCTTTACCGTCACATTTTAATCTATGTCTGGATATGCACTGTGCACTTATTTCGTAATTACACAAATCGCATTTTATTTTTTTAACCTTGGTCATTTTATTGTTTTAATTTCTTTATATATCTAAAGTTAGACGGGTGCCTAAGCCAATCGACCACAGTACCGTTTGTTAGATCCAGGTGTCGGATTCGAACCGACGATGGGATTACTCCGCTTGCTTACAAGGCAAGTGCAATCAACCGCTATGCGAACCTGGAATGTGCGGAGAGTGAGGGATTCGAACCCCCGGCCAGATTTTTCCAGCACACGCTTTCCAAGCGTGCTCCATAAACCACTCGGACAACTCTCCAGATAGGTTGGTGTTTAGAATCTTTCCTAGTTTCTTCGGTATAGGTACCATCATGGGTTCCGTTAACTAATTCACCTTTATAACCCCATACGGAACAAGCAGGGTAACCTTTTGCGGAGAGAGTGGGATTCGAACCCACGGACCCCTTTCGAGGCCTCCGGTTTTCAAGACCGGTGCGATAGACCAACTCCGCCACCTCTCCTTTCTGGCTTCCAATATGTCAAAGAACCCCTAAAATAAAAAAGGCCCCTTAGTTTTAGCTAAGGGGCCTTTTAGATTTAAGTATTTATGTCTTATCTATCCCTTAGCAACGCACGAGTATCCTCATCACATGACGAAGTCGATGTGCTTGAACTTGTGGTTGTATGGAATAAATTTTTCATTTGCGAATTTATATATCTATCTGTTCCCTTATTTTTATGCAAAAGTATAGGAAAGTTTCGAGGTAAAAAAATATTTTTTAAAAATATTCAAGATTAATAGAAATTATCTCTGAATCTTCACATTTTTTAATTGTGTCTAGATCTAAATTTTGGTTAAAGAGTATTGAGTTTAACTTGGAGTCTAAAGGAAGGTGATAACCCTTTTCTAAATATCTTTTAATTCTGTATCGAAAGAGTGTATCTATAAATATTGGTACTATTTGTTTATTTAAACAGTCCTGAAGTGTTCTTTGGTGCATCCATAGATTATTTCCATCTAATATAGCACAGTTGACTGTGAAGTCCGATTGTTTAACCCAATCTGAAGCTTTTTCTTTTACCTGCCATGCTATTATATCAAATTCTAGATTCAAAAAAGAGTATTGTCTACCCATTTCACTTTCACCTATAAGTCTAAATCCAATTTCCTTAATTCTCTTCTCGAAATTATTCATGTCCGTATAATTTTTAAAGAAAAAATCATAATCTTTAATAACTTTACCAAAAGAAATAAAATCTCCAATACATCCACCACCTATCATGAAAGGAACACCAACCAAATCTTGGAGTGGTTTAAATTGTTGCTTGATTCTTCTATATAAAAAAGATATTTCGTCCATTCAATTATTTTATGATCAAAAAAAGATAAAATTTCATAGACAATAGGTCGTTATTCCCCATATTTTATAGCCCAAAGAATTGCGTTTCCTGTAAGATTCCTTAGATTAACGTAACTCGGAATGTATCCCAAATAAATGTTTATACCCGACTGCATCATAGATTCTTGTTGAACTGTATTTGATTGGATTTGGCACCTAAAATATATCTTTAATAGTATATATTCGGTTATATAAGTTCTAAGAAGTAGCTCCAAAAGGACTCGAACCCTTACTTCTTCGTCCGTAGCGAAACGTGCTATCCATTACACAATGGAGCCTAATATATGTTGTGGGAAGTGGTGGATTCGAACCACCGGCATCTCGAAGTGAACGACATCTTTAAGGTTTTGTTTCAGACCCGTCTTTTTTAACTAACAAGAAGTGCGCTCCTGATCCAGACTCTAAACGTTACAGATCTTATCAACTTCCCATTGTGAACAAAAGAGGAATCGAACCCCTGCCTCCTTTCTGGATGTCCCGTCACATTTAAGTGTTAGTACGAGAACTTTAGAGTGCTACCACTACACTATTTGTTCATAATATAGGTTACCGAAGTGATAAAGAACATAGACTAAATCTAAAACTATGTCAAAATCAAAGACCCTCTCCTACGGCAAAGACAAAGAAAAAAACTAAGTCTCTTTTGTTAGCCAATTTTTCGTTCATGCGATAACCTGTCTAACTAGGAGTTCTATCTCAGTTTTAATTTTTGTAGGAAAGGCGGAATGATGATTATCCCCAAGGGAGATAAATTTTTGTAATATATTAATCATATATTTTCAGAAGAGCAGTAGCGTCTATCCGATAATATTAATCTTCATCACTCCGGATTAAATGAGATTAGAATCATCTTATGACTATCTGAATCCCAACCCTAATTTTTTTATTCAGTCACATTTTTTAAGAACATGTCGATCGTTGGCTGAAACCTAGGATCTACCGCTATTCTTAAAGATGCAACCTTTTCGATTTCTTTTTGACGCTCTTCTTCGAAAAGATGTAAAGCTTTCCTGTGATTGGCTAACCACTCTTCTTTTTTCTTGTTGTAAGAATCGATTATCTTCTGGTTCTTTTCGTTGTAAAGGGCTTCCGAGTTAGCATTCTCTTTTGCAATTCTAGCATTCTCTGCAGTAACCATGTTCTTGACCTTAGCCTTGAAGTAGTTAACTCTCTGCTCATGTTTTCTGTGGATCTCTGCTAAAGACTCATGAAGTTCTCCTAGTTCTTCCTGAGTGTGATGTACTGAAACCTTAAGAGGAGTCTTTTTACCTGCTTCTACTTCAATCCATTCTAAAGTTTTAATAGTTGGAAGTTCGGACCTTAACATATCCAATTTACCTCCTTTGTGTATGAACTGTCCAATGTGAGATGCGAATGCCTCTGACTCTAAGTACTCGTTATATTCCGAAATTGTAAGCTGATTCCATCCCCAATTCTCATCAACGAGTGATTGTAATTCTGGAACCTCCAAATCACCTCTCACTGGTGCTTCAACTTTATATTCGAAGTATCTGTTTCGGAGCTCATTCAAAGATTCATCTTTGGCTTTAATATTTTCCAAGAGGAAAGATTGGGTTGCGTGCAATTTTGATTTTTCGTTTAGCAAATCAATCACATTCTCAGGCATCTTCTTTCCTGGTGTCTCAGTGTAAGTTTCCTCACCGATCTTAAGTGACTTTTCAACGTTGTTGATATCTCTCAATTTGAAAGATATATCTCTTGCTCTTTGGTTGCAAAGATTAGAGATTGATTGTGCTTGGGACATTGATAATCCCGTAGGTGCTAAGGAATTTCTTCTCATGATATAAAAATTAAAGCTTTGGTTTATTGTTGAATTTTTTTTAACTTTCTGAATATTTCAAAAATAGGGACGCTGTATTCACTATGGATAAATCTATTATTATAACCCTACTTCGTGTGAACGAAATCTACAGGTCTACCTAACGAGTTCTAGATATTTGGTTTACAGCATCGACCTGTTTACTCCTATATCATCCCGAGAGGAATTGATTATCATCACGATCCCCTATTTTTAGATCTTGATCTTTCTTACCTTTTCTAAATGGTAAAATGGATTGAACTCGCTCTTAGCGATATCATCGAACATTGAGTATCCATATCCGTAGTAGAAACGAACCTTATCGCCAGCAATTTGTGTTGTTCCATATGCAGCCATATCAACTGAGTAAACGTAAGGACTTCCAACTTTTTTAACGTAAGTCATGTAAGAGTTGTAGGTATTTCCCTTGTTACATTCGTCATCAGAAAGAATGAATACACGGTCGTATTGTCTTCCAGATTTTGCTGCTGTGTCCCAAGCGGACGACAAGCTGGTCATACCCATTTCTTTCTTCATGCTTTTGGCAATGTTGAAGACGTCGGAGTTAGCGTTCCAATTTACGTATTCTGCTCCAGATCCGAAACGGATAATATCAGCGTTAGTTGCTTTTGCAATTGTTGCAGCGATCAAAGCCGCTTTGTCCATACAAGAGCTTACGTATTTTGTTTTACGAACCGGATCAACAACGTTTGCACTCATCGATCCTGACATGTCAATGATAACTAAGTTTCTGCCTGGAAGCATTTCTGCTAAGTTAGGAACTGCAGTTTCATATCCTCTAAGTAATGCTTGAGATATCTTACGTGCATCAGAGTTATTGAATTCGGTGGTTACTACTTCATTAGCTAAGTCGATTTGGTAAGGCATGATCTTACCTTGGCGGATAGCATCAGGATTGCTTAAAAGCTCGCAGAGAGCGTCAAATGTCTTACCCTTTGAAACTGTGTTCATCATGTTTCTGATGTTTCTGAGAGCAGCTAAGATACCAAGTTTACCTTCAGTTAAAAGTCCATCCCAGTTTTCAGCCTTAGCCTCTTTGAGAATTTCTTTAGCCTTAGTTTCATCGATCTTACCCTCCTTAACAGCTTTAGCAACTTCTTGACCTGCATCAGATTGTGCAACCTCCCATGTATCTGCTGAAACTGAAAGTCCTTTGATGACCGCATCGATCACATTCACTTTTTCTCCGTTGACCTCTACTAATGCAGAAGATTTCTTTGGATCAGGGTGAACGAGATTGATAACGTCAACTAAAGCCTTCTTGTATTTAAGGATTTGGTGTGCATCCATTTTTTCGATAGCTGCAGCGAAGCCCTTCTTCATAGAGTTTGTAGCTTTAGTCTTATTAAGAGCTGAGAAGCAAGCGATGATTTCTGCCATATCGTCTGGACGGAAAACTGTACCACCTGATTGTGTCTTCTTGTTCCAGAGAGAGTAAAATCTCTTAGCCCAATCTAATCCACCACAGTGTGGTGCTAAGTAGCTTGCTGCAAGGTGATTCACAGATCTCATACCTTCACCAACACAACGTGAGTAAACGATACACTGTGCAACAAGATAAGGATCTTCTTTAGCACAAGTGTCAACAAGAGTTTTCAATTCTCTCATTGTCTCAGACTCAGAACGATAAAACTGATTCTCGAGCTTAAGAGTATTAAGCATTGTCAAAAGTCTGAGCCAGCTATCTAAAGCGTATGCTGCGTGACCTTGACGATTTTTCTCAGTTGGCTTTGGAATTGTCATTGCTTCAACTGCCTTCGGATCTGGTTGCATAGTAGCTAACGAGTCACGAAGATTTTGGTTTCTAAATTTTGCCATATTAGTACAAGGTTTAAAATTTCAATAAAATTAACCAGAGAAAGTTGTCAGAGTGTTTTTCATTACGTGCTCTACCAACTGAGCTACTCCCCCAAATTTGTTTTAGTATTTGGTGGGGGAGGATGGAATTGAACCACCGACACCGTCCTTTCAATGGATTCGAAGTAACTCTGACGTTACTACTGGTTTGGCTACGGATAGAGGAATCGAACCCCTGATGAACGCCGACCGTTCTATCCGTAAGGTATAGCTGAAGGAATTTGGAAAGGTGTGTTTTATTGTAAAAACGGGGGTCGAACCCGTGACCTTTTAATCCTGATTTAAACGTTCAACCAACTGAACTATTTTACGAAGTAACCTTATCCATTGCTATCAGCTAATAAGTTTAAGACGAGAAATCGAGTAGAGTGTGTTTTTAATTGTCTAATTTTTAGTTAGATGACTTAACCGCTTGTCTAATTCACCCCCTTCGAGGCAAATATTGGATTCGAACCAATGTAATGAAGTAACTCTAAACTTGCTACGTCTCAATATTTTCGAGTAAAGAATGTTGTGTCCGGTATAACTGTTACGTTATGCTACCACTACACCACACGACCAATTTTTTAATTCATTCTTGGCGGTCGTGGGAGGAATCGAACCTCCGTCTCCGGCTTGACATGCGAAGTAACCGTATCACTTGCTATTACTCTAATAAGTTATCGGGAGAAAGTTGTAAGGGTGTAACGCTTTCGCGCCTCTGCGGGGATCGAAAGCGTTACAC